AGTCTGAAGCATCTACTGCAATACCATCTGCAATTACCACATACAGATCAGCCGTTAGAACTGCAAGTGGTGCGATTGAAACTGCAATAACTAATTGTGCAGATTTAAATGCTTTCAAAGCATTGTTTGTTGTGCCAATGGATAGTCAAACGCCTCCAGAACCTACTGGCAATGCTCCCATTTATGATTTCCCAGACGAGGTGTAAATGGTTAAAGCATCTGAAGTAAAAGCAAAATTAGACACTCACGAGGCAGTTTGCTCGGAACGCTGGAAAGAGACAATACTACGCATTAAACGCATTGAACATATTATGATAGTTACAGCAGGAACTATGATTATAATGATGATAGGTTTACTTGTGAGGTAGCCACATGGTAGTGATGGAAATACTTACTGGCATTGCCCTTGTTCAAAAATCAGTTTCGTTTATCAAAGAAAATATTAGCACAGTAAAAGATATCAAAGGCATAGCTCAACAAATTGATGGGTTCTTTACTGGCGAATCTCAAATGAATAAAAAACAAGGCAAGGGTATGTCTTTAGCTCAACAGTTTGGCTCTGTTGAAAGTACAGCAGAAAGTTTTATTGATAAAAAATTATTAGAAGAACAACGTCAAGAGTTAAAAAATATAATTAACCTTAGATTTGGACCTACGGCTTGGGATGAAATCATATCAGAACGAGCCAATAAGATATCTGAAGCCAAAGAAGCTAATAGATTGGCTAGAGTAGAAAAAAGACAACAACAAAAAGAATTAATTGATACTTTGCAAACTGTTGGAATAGCTTTCTGTCTTATGGCTGTTCTTATTATGATATTTCTCTTTTATTTTAAGGCTTATGCAAAAAGTTACACATACCAACAAAAATTAAATCAAGGTATAATAAAAGAACCTAAATACACTATGTGTTTAAGAAAGAAAATGATTGCTTATAAAGGTGGGTTAGCTTGTATATATCAAGGTGCAGGTAAAACATTTGAGATTGAATTTACAGAAGTGCAAACTTCATGCCCACGCAAATATAAATGTATTTATAATCCCAATGGAAAAGAACCATCTATTGATAGTGTCATGGAAAGTTTAAGGAGCATTGCTAAATGAATAAATGTGTAGGTCTTTGCAGATTAGATGAGAAAAAAATTTGTACTGGTTGTTTTAGAACAATAGAGGAGATAAAAAAAGCGAATGAAAAAAACCTTACAAAATGACAGCAAGTATAATGAATATGACCTTGATGGTGATGGGATCGTTACTGACGAAGAATTAGAAAATGCTAAAGTAATGAAAGAAACTGAGACTTTATTAAGAAAGCAGTTAGCTCAACTAAGAATGGCAAGAGCAACCTTAATAGCTATGGGTGCGTTTACGTTAGCTATGTTTATTATTGATATTGAAAGAGTAAAAGCTTTGTCGGATATAAGTAATTTGTTTTATTTAAGTGGAGCAGGTATAGTTGGTGCTTATATGGGAACAACGGCATGGATGAATAAGAAATGAAACCTGCATTTTTATTGGTGTGCTATTTATCTGGAGCACCAGAAGGAGGGCTACATTTTGAAAACGCTAACACTTGTATGTCATTTAAGAATGTTTTACATGGGCAAACGATTATGAAGAATGGACAAGAGAAGACCTATCAATGCTTCTGTAAGTTAGTTCCAGAAGTAGACTCAACAAAAATACAAATTTATTAAAGGAAATCAATATGTTATCAGCATTAATTGGACCAGTTTCTAACCTTCTTGGAAAGTTTATAGAAGATAAGGATATGAAGAATAAGTTGGCTCACGATGTAGCTACAATGGCAGAAAATCATGCACAAGAGTTAGCTAAAGGACAGATAGAAATAAACAAGGCAGAAGCACAGCACAAATCCATCTTCGTAAGCGGATGGAGACCCTTTATTGGTTGGACATGTGGCGTTGCTTTGTGTTGGCATTTTGTGCTTGCACCTGTTACTTTATTTGTGTGTGCTTATTTAAACGTGATTATACCTGAATTACCTACATTTGACATGGGTTCACTTATGACAGTTTTAATGGGAATGCTCGGATTGGGCGGACTTCGCAGCTTCGAGAAGTATAAGGGATTAACAAAATGAAATCGAACAACCCAGCCAGGTTAAAAGCATCGGTTGCTCAATACGAGGAAGAGTTAAATAAGGCTATCGCTGGAGGTGAAGCCGAAGATGCAAAAGATAAGCTAACATTAACTCACCATTTCTCAGAATACTTAGAAGAATACAACGCTGGTGTTTACGCTAGAGAAATGTTTATACCTAAAGGTGTGACCGCTGTTGGCAAGATACATAGACATTCTCATCTATCGTTTTTGCTTAAAGGCAAGATCATAGTTACCTCTGAGTTTACTGATAGGATAACTGTAGAAGCACCTCAAACCTTCCCATCTCCAGCGGGTTCTAAGAAAGCTGTTTACGCTTTGGAGGATTCAATTTTAATTAACGTGCATATGACAAGGACTCCATCTGAGGAGCGTCTTGAAGAAATAGAAAAAGAAGTTATTGCTGAGAGCTATACAGAGCTTGGCATGGAAGAACCTAACGTAGAATTTTTAAAAAAGGATTAATGGAATGATGTGGTGCTGGCTCGATATATCTAAGTTTTTTAATAAGATTGGTAATTACTTTTACCGACTCCACGTTCAGGTTTTAAAGAAAAAACAAAGAAAGAAGAAAACATAATGGAACTATCAAAAAACTTTACTCTTTATGAATTGTGCAAGAGCCAAACAGCAGAAAGACGAGGGATACCAAATGATCCTGATGCTGATGCTATCTTTAATTTAAGAGCTTTAGCTGATAAAATATTACAACCTATTCGTAATGAGTATGGATCGTTTGTTATATCGTCAGGCTACAGATGCCCTGAGTTATCAATAGCGATAGGTTCTTCTAAGGACAGCCAGCATTGTAAAGGTCAGGCGGCAGATTTTGAGGTAGCTGGTGTAAGTAATTATGATCTAGCTGTGTGGATTAAAGAGAATCTACCATTCGATCAGTTAATATTAGAGTGTTATACTGGTGGTAATAGTGGCTGGATTCATTGCAGTTACGTTGAAGAACCAAGAAAAGAATTGCTTACATACGATAGGCTTAATGGTTATAGACATGGATTAATTGATGGCTAGGAAAAAGAAAAGTGTAAATCTATCTGTTGGTCGTGGAGAAAAACGATCAGTTAAACAGGGTGGTGGGCTTACTGCAAAAGGCAGAGCCAAATATAATCGTGCTACAGGAAGTAAGTTAAAAGCACCAGTTACAGGTAAAGCTAAAGCTGGTAGTAAAGATGCTAAAAGAAGAAAGAGTTTTTGTGCTAGGTCTAAAGGTTGGACAGGTCCAAGAGGTAAAGCGGCTAGACGTAGATGGAAGTGTTAGGTCAGGAATTTATTGACTGTGTTTTAGAAAAATGTAACCCTGATTGCAAATTATGTGTTAACGATAACAAAATAAAGGAGAAAGATATGCCTTATGGTGTTGGAACTTACGGAAGCAAAAAAGGTAGACCTCCGAAAAAGTCTACCAAGAAAAAGAAGATGAAGAAAAAAAAGTAATCTTTGTTCAGCTTTCCCTTCCGTTTCTGTAGCTGTATCTTTTTTTAGCATGTTCTGATTCATCTTTGTATCTATGATGAGGAGAACTGCTACTCATAATCTCAGCTAACCCAGACCCACCATAGGTTGCTTCTGTAGGCACTCTTATGTACCTTGCATCGTCAACTTCTATATTTGCAGCATCTTCAAAAAACATTTCGTCTTCGGCTGGCTCTAGGTTTTTACTCGACAGCTCTTTAAACAGTTGCCTAATATGGACATTGCCACCTGATCCATAACCTCTACAATCGATACACATTTTTGCTGCATTTCGTCTGTTATCTATATGACCAAGCTTTTCCCCACACATTCTGCATTTATTATGCGTAGGGTATTTGCGATCATGTTCCATTTGTGCCTTAGTTCTTCTTGTTAAAGGTTCTTTTTTAACTCCATTCATAGCTTTCTCCCTTTATTTCACTTGCGTAGACAAACCATCTTTTACCAAATTTTTTACCTTTGACCTCTCCGCTTTGTAACAAACGGAGAAGTCTTTTTCTATTGCTTGGTGTATCGCCAAACATCAATTCGGTAGCTTCTTGCGTAGAATAATACGCTTTAGAATGGTATTTCATCGTCACTCAATCCAGAACTCATTTCAGCTATCGGGCTTTTAGGTGGGTCAATTGTTTCAGCTAAAGACCTCATTGCAGGTTGCGACACACCATCAGATATACTATCTGTGTAAGTGTTAACGACAACTTCAGATATGCTTAATCCGAATGTGCCATCATCATTCCCAAATAGTTTGACGGAATACTTAGCATCCTTTCTCAAGTGAATGTCGGCTGGGGAACCATCTTTATACGGCTTCCAATTTGAGTTACCATGAGTAGCCTTACCCTCAGAGTTTGGATATAGTGTGATGTTTGCAGTTTTTATATAACGATTAGACATTGAATTTCCTTTCTAGTGCAGTTTCATGTTTTGTAAATACGTCTATTATCTTAGCGAAGATATCAGGGTTGTGCTTTTTGATACCCTCAATGGTTTCTTTACTATCATTGAAATAGGCATGTAGTTCTGACACGACTTTCTTCTGCCCACACCAATGATCGAAGTCTGCTATTTTTTCTTGATGTTTCTCCCTTCTTTGCTCGTCTGTTATTTCTGGTGCTTCAGTAATAGGCTTTGGTCTCGGTGCTTCTTCTACAGGCTTGGGTTTTTCAACTATCTTTTGTTGCTCAATGGCATCAGTCTTCCTGATAACGGCATCCATTTCATTAGCACTTGCGTATTCGCCACCAGCCAAACCTAGACTAGATAAAGCACGACCTATCGCACTTGTCTCCGCATTTTCTAGGGCAGATGTAGTGTTAACCATGCCTTGTCCTCTTATTTCTTCTGCCATGCCAGAACCAATTACCCTACCATCCTTGTCCGTTATGATAGCTTTTACAACTACTTTTGTACCATCATTGACAAGTATTTCAGTATCAACACCGAAATCAGTTCCATGTATTCGTCTAAAGGCTTCCATTCTATGCACAACCTGTGTATAGAGTTTGCCACCTTTTTGTTTGACACCATGAGACTTGTGTAAGTCTGCAATGGCATCCATAGTTTTAGCTAAGTTACTCATTGTCACCTCTTATTAGTTTACGTAATAAATCCATAAGCACGTCATTTTGTTGTGTTGCGATTCGGTGCTTATCCTCTAGTTTAGCTATTCGTGCATCTAAAACATCTATAGCTTGAGCGTGATATTGCTCAGTTTCGGTCATCATATCCCAGCCTTTGCTTCAGCTAACGACTGAAATATATCTTCTTCAGTTATAGTCTGGTGTAAAAAATGTCTGGCACTCCACATTCTTAATTGATTTCTGCCTGACTCTCCTTTGACAACTCTTCCGTCTATCATTACTAGCCCTTTGTCTTTAAGTGGCTTGTAGCGAGCTGTAATCGTGCTGTATCGATATTCAGGCAAGGCATACTGCACCTGATCTGATATACAACCTGTTTCTCCAAAAGAATCTATGACTGCATAAACGATTCCCTCCATTCTATTCGTGTCCACTTTCTCCGCAGATTCATGGCTGGTAAATGGATCGGTATTTCTTCGTAAGGTTTTTGGATTTGTCATGGTTTATTCCTCTCTTTCAAAATAGGTGTGTAAAGATTGCTCAACGTCTTCATTCCACCCATTAAAAATATCTTGACCCTCCTCATTAAAGGACTCAACCCCATCTTCTTTAACAAGGAAACTTTTATATTTTTCGGCTCCCAAATTAGCCGACATGAGCCAATCGGCTATATCCATAGTTAGCTCAACAAAAAGACTTGTGGATATCTTGGGCTTCCCATTAGGAATAGCATCATTAGTTTCTGTTTCACTAGGGTATTTTGCTTCTTCATACATCTTATATCTCCCAAAGTTGCTTCGCTAGTTTAATTATATTTGGTCCATGCCTAGCTGATAGTTGCACCATATCTGGCTGAACTAACCCAGCTAATGTTTTCCATGAACCATTGCTTGCCTTTAGTAAATTCTGGGTAACTGACCAAGAATGAACCATACTATCATAAGCCTTTTGAAGGTTATCTTCTTCTAAGTACTCACAATTACTTTCATCTACAATGTTATATCCAGCAGATGTTACAAATAATAAAGCTGGCTTTTCTCCCGTCGCCTTCCAATAGACTGCCTGTTGCATAACTTGTTGTGCAGTTGGCTCTGTCTTAGGTTTAGGAACTCTCCACGTTCTAGTACCATCTTTTTTTGGTGGGTTTCTCATTGGTAGGGAACATTTTAAATCGATTTGTTTGCCACCACCAGAGTAATCTTGGAATAACATAATCGGAACATCAATTAAAGGCTCATCATGGTACTTCATTGATTCGCCCTCGATCCTATTAACACCATCAAAAAACTGTTTTAATCCTTCGACTGCGTGCTTAATCATTTCTGGTAGGTGTTCACGGAACTCCTCATATTCCTCTGCATCTTTTCCGTTATCCCATTTTCTAGGTGTGTAGTCTTGATACTCAGTCAAAGCAAACCTTACGGCTTCATTGATATCCATAGGTTCTTGCTGGCCTTTTATCGGGCTATAGTTGTGTAATCCTAAAGCACAATCTGCACCTGTCTGTGCATTAATCCCAGCAATAGGTCTAGCTCCCATTGGGAACCTCATCTTATGTTCTTTTCTGAGCCAATGCTTTAACACCATCTCATCTTTGCTTGCCGTGCCATTGCTTGATGATTCATGGTCAATCCCAAAGGATTTTCTATAGTCTGGTGTTTCTTTACTCACAATACATACCCCTCAAATAAATCAGTTTTATCTGTATTATCCCTAATACACATTTTATTAGACCCTAAACAATCATGTATCGAGTGCTTATCTTTGTCGTAATCATTATCAATAAAATCTACCAGCTTCCCAAAATCTCCAATCTCGCCAGCTTCTAAATTTGTGTGATCGAAGTAATAATATGTAATTTCTTTATTCATGTTTTGCTCCATTGCTAGGTTATAGTATACGATACTATTCTTATCTATCCTTGCCGTCAACATAATAATAATGTTTATTGACAGACTGTCAACATCTAAATAATATCTAATTATGAAACTACATGAATACATAACATCAAATAAACTAAACCAGAATAAGTTTGCCATCAAATCAGGTCTAACTAGATCGGCTATTTGTCGGTTGATTAAATCGGAAAGATTCCCAACACCAGATACAATGAATAAAATTGAGTTAGCAACTCTTGGGCAAGTCAAAGCGAATGATTTTCTAAAGCAAGCTCAAGAAGCAATGGCAATGGAACGGAATCGCGAATGGAAGGAAATGTATAATGGCAGATAGCCGTAATAAAGGTGCATCTTTTGAAAGAAAGATTTGCACAATGATAAGGGAGAATCTAGGGTTTGATGCAAAAAGAAACTTGGATCAATATCAAGCCAAAGGTCAGGCTGATATAATTATTCCAGGCTGGTCTATCGAATGTAAAGCTTACAAATCTGGTGGTGCTTATCGACAAGCTTGGCTAACGCAAGCTAGAGAATCGGCTTTGAGACTGAATCTAACACCAGTTTTAATCTATAAGTTTAATAATTGTCCTATTAAATGTGTAATTAATTTAGACATTCTATCAAGGAACTTTAGCGGTGGACATGATCTTGTTTGTGAGGTTGATCTTGAAACGTGGTTTTATATTGTAAGGGAGACAATGAATGTTACTAGCTGATGGATTTGAGAAAGCCTTTATAGGCATAACAATACCTAGCCCTAATAAGAATGAAGTCGCAGTCTACGATTATGCTACTTGCATAGATGTCTTAATGAAAAGAGATGGCATGAATGAAGAAGATGCCACCGACTATTTTTATTTTAATGTGGTTGGTGCTTACGTTGGAGATTACACTCCAGTCTTTGTTCGGAGAGCTAGTTTGGAGGAAACTATAGATGGATAAGTTTGAACTATTACAGAAAACGGCAGATGTATTACAAGATCGTGGCGAAAGCTATGGCTCTATTTTAGAATGTCATACTAGAATAGCTAACCTATGGTCTGTGATCTTAAACATCAAGGTAGAACCAGAGCAAGTTGCTTTGTGTATGATAGGTCTAAAAATGGCAAGGTTAATGGAAACACCAGATCACACTGATTCATGGCAAGACATAATGGGTTATGCAATGACGGGATTTGAGGTGGTCAATGAAAAAGAATAGCCCAATAGCAATACTTAAAAAGTATGCAAAGTTTTACAAGACTAAAGAAAAGTACGTTACTCACATGATAAAACTAGACTTGATTGTAGGCTCTACCCAAAGAATGACAGAGCTAACATTGGAAGCTTATTGGTTCTATTTTAGAGAGTTAAACCCACTTGAAAGAGACATGACAGACATTAGAAACTTTGTTTATAGCTATGTCATAAAGCATCAATAAATTATTATCTTGACAGTTTTTTTCTCGTTCGTATAATTAGCCTTAAGTCTATTTGCCAGACGGCAATAATATACTACTCTATCTATGCAGTAATATACTGCAGTACTATACTGCATATAATATATGTTAATTAAAATAAAAAAATAGTCGTGCCTATAATATATCATTGCATAGCTATATCAATGCAATGATAGACAGACACGACTATTTTTATTGGTTTTTATTTCTTGTACTCTGCACTTGCCATGAAAAATGCAATTCTCTCCAATAATCCCAAACATCTTGCTTAACTTGCTCGTCATTATTACATTCATCTATAAGATTTATTCTAGCTTGCTTGTTAGTTGCATCTCCTAAAAAAGCATCTAGCATTTCGTTTGTTATTTGTTTTTGCATGTTTCTCTCCTATCTTTCACTCTTATATATTCTATTCAAAAGAAGCGATATAGTTCTGCTAATGGCTCGCTCTCCATTCTCATAACGTGAGATACTCGTTATAGTCACTCCTAGCATCTCAGATAGTTCTCTTTGTGTGTATTGCAGCTTAGTTCTTACTTCCTTAAATTTCTCTTTTGTTATTATCGTATACATGTTATTACTCCAAAGTTCCTTTGCTAGTGAACGGCTCTGCATTATCATGGTGCGGAGCCACTTCTAGCTAGTTATTATTATTTAAAGCTTCATTTATAGACGTTCCAAATTCCCAACCTTTTTTATAGTAGGCTGAGCTTTTCATATTAAGGCTATTCACTTTCTTTTTTATAATCGCATCGATTGCTCCAAGCTTAAAATAACTCAGATAGTTTTTACGTTTAACATCATCTTTTATTAGTTCTTGCATATTAGAACCTTTCTATTTTGCTAGTTATGCCATTAATAGCTATTTAAGAGCTATATGACGGGTTATTGTAAAGGCTAGGTCTATTCTAACCTTTACAAATTCTTTTATTGCTCAGTTATACAAATCTTGAGTTTGATAAACTAAATTCCAAATAGTGTATTTCTTGCTAAATGGATTTATGAAAGAGATTGTTAAAACAGTTAATAATATTATTATTACTGTTGTTTCTGTTATGTCTTTTTTTGTCATTGTTTAGTCTCCTATGCTAGTTTGTGAGCCTTGAAGCTCCTGCAAAGCTCTAATAAATAGAGCCTTGAGAGAGTAACAAGTTAGCCCGTTATAAATATAAGCTTATCGTCTAAGGCTTTTTTATTCATGCCTAACTCTTTAGATGCTTTTGTTGTGATTATATCTTTTACCAGTCTTTCATGTATAGCTCTTGCTTCTTTTATTAGTTCTTCAGCTCTTGTAATACTGATCTCATAATGTTCTGCGAACTTTTCATAAGTTAAATAATTATTAAACCAATCTAAGAATATTGATTGCAAATATTTATCAGCGTTTACAGTAAAAGATTGATATTGTTTAAAAGACGATCCTTTTAGTTGGATTGCTAAGCCCTCTATTAAAGCCCTTTTATCTTTGTTTGTTAATGTCATAATATATCCTTTTCTTTGCTAGTTGTTTGAGCTTTTAAAGCTCCCATAATACAGGCGTTAACCTGTATTATAAGAGTATTAAAGTTTACGCTACTTTCTTTTCTTCTGTGTTTACTAGCTCAACGTAATCATATTCTATGAATTGCAAAAATACGCCACTATCTAGCCAGAACTTATTATATTTTTCTATCTTTTCTGGATAGTTTAAAACAAAACTTTCAGCCATAAAAACGCTTGTTTTAACATGTAAATAATCTTTTACAGTATGCAACTTACTTGAATCATTATAATATATTGATTTGTTTTGAGCTATCATTGCATCAATCATATGTTTTACAGTAAAATACTTAGCTGAAAGATTGGCGGTGAACTTGCCATAATCTCTACCATTGCACCAACCATTTCTGTGCATTTTTTCCTGTTGCAGTTCATACTTAAAAATATTATCTCTGTATTTATTCCATGTAATATTATTCATAAATTGTAGACTGTCATACATGGTATTGATTGTTTTTATCTGTTTATTGTTTATCATGGTCTTTATCCTTTTCTGTTGCTAGTTAATGAGCTTTTAAAGCTCTCTTGATACAGTAATAAATACTGTATCAAAAGAGTATTAAAGTTATTTGTTGATCTTGCTAAAGATTATTAAAAGCATAATTGAAAACATAATAAAGATTGTTCCAATTGCACATGCTACCATGTCTTGAAGTGTCATTGATCCATCAAGTAAGGTATTTGTTATAGTTATTATATAAAGACCTACTATGAGGAACGATAAACCTATTAAAAGCTTAGCTGTTATTATTAAAGTTTGTAACATTACACTCGCCTCCCGTGTCTTCTCCATTGTTGCCATTTATAATCTTTAATAACCTTTAAGATATTATCATAATTATCTAATCTTCTGTTAAGGTACTTATCAACGATTGCATCTGTAGATAAGTTATTTTCAATGTCTTTTATTATGCTACTTTGTTTCATGGTCTTCTCTCCTTTTCTTAGTTGCTAGTAATTAACGTATACCAACAGTATATACATCAATGGTTATAATACAATGATTAAATGCAAATAAATATCCTGACAAAACAAGGGGTTAACAAATTAGATTTATTAATGCAGATTAAGTAGGTTAATATTTCTGTTGTGTTGATTGCTATAATAGTTTATTGGCTTGTATATAAAAGAGATACAGATTAAGTAGGTTAATATTCATACATAGTTGAGACATTCCACAGCGGCAAGGCACACAGCAATATAAAAATATTATTAGTCTATACTATAGAGAATAAAAAATAGAGGCGAATAAAAGAAGATAGCAAGGCGGGAAAAGAAACAGAATAACAAGGAAAAAAGAAAAGGTACGGGGGCTATAAAAAAAATGGATATACCCCAATCGCACCTGCACTTCTTTATATATGTTAATAGGTAGTTCCAAACACACATGATTAGCAAAGCAAAACAACAGCACATCATAGCATCAATAACAGACGGGCATAGCCTTGTGAAAGCCTGTGTTAAGGCAAAGGTCAGCCGTGCCACTTTATATCGTCACATGCGAGAGAATAAAGAATTAGATGGCGATGTTAAACAAGCCCAACGACAAGCGGCTGAGAAAGCCTTAGAAGAGCTAGAGGATATGTATGGCGATGCCTTGCATGGTCGAAAGAGCTATGACCCTAATCTTTTGAGAGATTATGGACATCATGTCAGATGGAAGGTGCAGAAGATATTACCAGAGCGATTTGGTGAGCAGAAGAATAGGACTGGCGTGGAGATAACGGATGGTGCACTTAAAATAGTATGGGAAACTGGTGGGGGAGATGACGATGCAGGTTAAGATACCTTATAAGCCACGAGAATTACAAGCTGAGATGCACGAGAAGTTGAAGCGTTGGAATGTGCTGGTTATGCACAGACGTTTTGGCAAGACTGTGTTTGCAGTGAACCATATGATTAAACATGTGTTAACGTGCCCACTTCCCAGACCACGAGTTGCGTTAATTGCTCCCACGTTTACCCAGGCTAAAAGGATTAGTTGGGATTATGTAAAGCATTACGCTGGTGTTATACCAGGAGTTACGTTTAACGAGACTGAATTAAGAGCGGACTTTCCCAATAATGGCAGGATTATGTTGCTGTCTGGTGAGAACCCTGATGCACTGCGTGGAATATACTTAGATTTGTGTGTGTTTGATGAATATGGGATGCAAAACCCTAGAGTGTGGGGGGAGGTTGTGAGACCAGCCTTGTCTGATAGAGAGGGTGCGGCAATATTTTTAGGTACACCAGCGGGTCATAACCATTTTTTTGATATACTTCAACAGGCGAAAGAGCAAACCGAGGATGGTTCCGACCAATGGTACTGGAAGATTGCAAAAGCCAGTGATACTGAGGTGGTAAAGGCTACTGAATTAGAGGCTGCGAAGTCTCAGATGACGCCAGAGCAGTATGACCAGGAATATGAATGTTCATTTACGGCGGCTATTATCGGTGCGTATTATGGAAAGCTTCTTGCTGCGTTAGATGATAAGGGAAAGATTACGAGAGTTCCCTATGATCCATCACTGCCAGTTCACACAGCTTGGGATTTAGGAATAAATGATTCGACAGCCATTTGGTTTGCTCAGATTTACAGGGGAGGTGCGGTTAATGTTATCGATTATTATGAGAATAGCGGTGTTGGGTTGGACCATTACGCTGAAGTCCTTAGGCAAAAAGATTATCACTGGGGAGATCATATTGCTCCGCATGATATCGAGGTTCGTGAATTGGGTACAGGCAAATCCAGACTAGAAACGGCATTTGGTTTGGGCATTCGCTTTCGGGTTATACCCCGCATGAAGATAGCCGATGGTATAAATGCGGCACGGATGCTAATACCAAAGTGTTATTTTGATAGGGATAACTGTGCAACTGGACTTGAAATGTTAAGGCAATATAGACAAGAGTGGGATGATCGGAAACGAATGTTTCGAGATCAGCCGAGGCATGACTTTACGAGTCATAGTGCCGATGCGTTTAGGTATTTAGCAATTGGGTTGGAAAATCGTACTGTTATGGCAAAAGCACCACAAGAAACTGCCGTTAGCGAGTATGACCTGTTTGCTTTATGATGTACGCCCATGATTACCACGATGCTTTAGAATTACTAAAGAGAAGTGACCATCATAAAGATTGGGGTAAAGAAGAAATCACAAGATGTATTGAAGAGCCACTAGGTATTAGGCAGTATAAAATCATTAGAGATGCCGATATGATCCCATTGGTTCTCGCTACATGGGGATTTCCGACCGATAAACAGGTTGACAACTACGTTGAAAGCGGTAACTTTCCTATTAAGGGATATAAGGGTGATGGCAAGGATGTTTGGATAGTGGACTTTATTGCAGAAAAAGGTTATACAAGAATGGGCTTTCTTGTTTTGAAGAAAATGTTTATGCGTAGTGGCTATAGAAAAGCGTTTTGGTATAGACCTGAGAGTGGAAAACTAGGATGGCATTTAGTAAGAGGAGCTTAATATGGGCGGTGCACCAAAAAAAATAGTGAAATCCGTTTCCAAAGTTGGGAAAGGCGTTGTTAAAGTAGGTGGCGAAGTTTTTGAAGAGACAATTGAAAAGCCTGGAAAGAAAGTCATTAGGGAAGCCGTTGATACGATAACGGGTATGGATAAGTACGACAGGATCGATACCCCAGAGGTAATGCCAGAGGTAACTCCAGAAATAGTTGAAGATGAAAGTCCTACGATAACAACCAGGTATGCCACAAGAGGCAAACGATCTGGTCAAGGTGGCACAATTATGGAAGGCTATGGCGTAACAACTAGACCTCCATCAAAAAGATCAATAAGCACATAGGAGATTATCATGTCATTTCTTTCACCTAAAGTTTACGCACCACCACCACCGCCTCCGCCAGAAGAGCCAGATAAGGTTGATTATGAAAAAGCTGCGGCTTTATCTGCTGAAGCTGAAACAAAAGAAAGAAAAAAACGTAGAGGTCGTGGCAGTACGATAGTTGCTGGAGGATTGGGCGAAACGTCTACCAGTATGAGTGGCACAGGTGGCACACCAACTTTGTTAGGATAAAGCTATGAAAGACGTACAAGATATAATTGCTAGGTTTCAGCACGTTGAAGGTCAACGAGATAACTGGAATAATCATTACCAAGAATTAGCGGATTATATGCTTCCAAGAAAAGCTGACATTGTTAAAAAGCGAAGTCGTGGCTCAAAAAGAATGGAAGTTATCTTTGATGGCACGGCTCTACAATCCGTTGATTTATTATCATCGTCTTTGCATGGTATGCTTACATCTGGTGCTACGCCTTGGTTCCATCTAACAATGAAAAACGCTGAGTTAAGCCGAGATGAAGAAGTGCAGCGATGGTTAGAAGATAGTTCCCAGCGAATGATGAGAGCGTTTACGATGTCTAACTTTGAAACTGAAGTGCATGAGATGTACGTTGACTTAGTTGTGTTTGGTACTGGGTGCATGTTTGCTGAAATGGATGAAAAAACATTACGCTTTAGCACAAGGCATATATCTGAGTTTTATGTAACTGAAGATCAATATGGCATCGTTGATACTGTCTTTAGAAAGTATGAAATGACAGCACGACAAGCCGTGCAAAGGTTTGGAATAGAAAATGTGGGTACATTTATACAGCGAACACATGAGAAAAAGCCCGACCAGAATGTCGAAATCCTCCACGCAGTTATGCCGAGGAAAGACAGAGACCCTACAAAAAAAGATAATAAGAATATGCCGTACTCTTCTATGTATATCTGCATGGAAACGAAAATGGTATTAGCCGAAAGCGGATTCCAAGAATTACCTTACGTTGTTCCTCGCTTCTTAAAGGCAACAGGAGAAGTGATGGGTCGATCTCCAGCCATGATTGCATTGCCTGATGTTAAGATGTTAAATCTTATGTCAAAAACAATCATACAAGCGGCTCAGAAAATGATAGATCCTCCCCTATTAGTTCCTGATGATGGATTCCTTCTCCCCATAAGAACCCAGCCTGGAGGTCTTAATTTTTATAGATCAGGTTCAAGAGATACAATAGTGCCATTACAGACGGGTGCTAATATACCTATTGGATTAAACATGGAAGAGCAACGAAGAACTGCGATAAGAAGTGCGTTTTACGTTGACCAGCTTTTAAGTGGAAGCACCCCTAATATGACAGCCACTGAAGTTATACAAAGGCAAGAAGAGAGAATGAGAGTTATTGGTCCTGTCCTTGGTCGATTAATGAATGAAATGCTTAGACCTTTGATTGATAGAGCTTTTGCGTTAATGCTTCGTGCGGATATGCTTGCACAGCCACCAGAAATTTTACAAGGTGTGGATGTTGATATTGAATATGTATCTCCTTTAGCTAGAGCACAAAAGTCTAGTTCAGTTAATGGCGTAATGAGAGCGTTAGAAATATTAATGCCGTTGTCGGAATCCTTACCAGTTAAAGATCATATTGATCCAGATGGATTGGTTACTTACTTAACTGAAGCGTTAGGCGTTCCAAAAATCGTTCTTAAATCACAATCCGCAGTTGATGAAGAAAGAGAGCAACGTGCCGCAATGCAACAAGAGCAAATGGAAAGAGAAAAAGGCAGAGAAGATGTTACCACTGCTAATCAAGTAGCACAGGCTGCACAAATGGCAGGTTCAAATGAGTGAGCAAATAGCACAATTAAAGAGAATGTATAAAGACAC